CACAAGCACAATAATAATATCCCAAGACGCACTCATAATGTTTATTTTTGCACCACTGATTGCACTGTTCATTTTTATAGTATTTAAAATGTTTGAGCATTTTAAATTCTGGTGAGTCTTAATTTGGGGGAGTTTTCTATAACTTTCTCCCCCAAATTAAGGCCTGTCAGTGCGACAGTGCAGAGAGGTCTTAAGTCGGCTTTTAGCCATTAGCTTAATATGGACAACAAAAATAAAACAACAACATGCCCGATCTAGGTGCAACAACAACAGAAGTGTTCGCTGATATAGGTGTAGATGCTGAAACTATCTACGATACATTTACTGGTCTTGTTGGAACAGCAGTAAGTTTCGGTTTGTGGTTAGTCCAAGTTTCTTGGCCTTTCCTTCTTGGCGTTTCATTTATCTACCTTATGTGGAGAGTTGCCCATAAGTTCATGGGAATAGGACGTTAAGACACGAAAAAACCCACCTTTCGGGGGTTTTCTCGTGGAACGAACCTATATATTATATCAAATGGAAAAGAAAAAAAACAACATCATAAGGATATTACTCATACTTTTTATCGTTGTGTCAATTTTCCTTGTTAAGGGAAAGATAGTATATGCAGAAGAACTATATCTAAAAACAATAACAAACGGATCAGTAAATTCATCAATAAATATAGAAACAGCAACATTTTCAGGTAATGTAAATTACGTAATGATAAGAGGTAAATTTTACTTACCCGATGGAAATGATATTGTAGGGTGGCAATTAAAAAATAATTCAGGTAATTTAGTTGACTGTAAATCAGCAACAACAACACTTTCCGTATGGGGATTTCCGTCCTTTTCAAACATTGAAGATTATGATAACCAAAATGGAATGAGTTTTGTCATTATTCCTTTAACAGGAACAGAATGTAATCAAACTTATTCTTCATATACAGGAGTTCTTCTTGAAGAAATTATGGGATGGACAACAGACAGTATAAGAATTTCCTTTGAAGAAGTAGCCTCTTTTACCTCTCCAATATCTATTTCTGATAATTTAGATGATTTATCTTTTAATACAAACGAAACAAAATTCTTTTCCCTCAACCCTATGGGTGGAGAAACGATAGCTACGAGCACAGAAAACACCCTATACACAGATCTATTTCTAACAGAGGAAGATTATGTCGCTGATAACTATGTCAAAATCTCATATGTAAGACAACAGAATTTGCAAAGTGCTGTCGCAAACCAAGACCTTTTATGGACACATATCATACTAGACGACATAATCACTTCCGGATATAATTTTCAATCGACGACCACTGGGGACTTGGGTGCTGAGGGGGTTTATTATTTTAAAGCAACGCTCCTCAAACCCTCTTCTTGGTGGTCGTCTGTTTTGTCTTGGTTTAACCCCTTTACAAACACAAACCCAGACATAATAACAAGCACAACAACCACTTTTATATACGGAGAAATGACAGGGTTTGATAAATTTGTTGCAAGCTCAACAGAAAGCTTTGACGAATTTATAGCAAGCAGTACGACATCTTTTGAACAAGTAAAAACTGCTTGCAACCCTATAAGTGGTTTTGATTTAGGAGTTTGTATAAGTGGACTGTTAATACCAAGCCAAGCTGATATATCTAACGCTGTAAACCAGTTTAAGGACGATATATCAACCCATTTTCCTCTCGGATACTTCTCAGACTTCATAAATATAATCTCAACAAGCACAACAAGCAGTCTAACTGTAATTGACGCACAGCTACCAGAAGCTTTAGGACTAGGCACTCCAAGCATTCAGTTAGACTTAGCAAATAGTTTAGATTTTATTTTAAACGCCACAACAAGCCAATTCAGCAACAGCTCAAGCACAGGAGTAAGCTCAACAGCCACCTTTTATGAAACAACAAGCTATTATTGGGAGATAATAGTCTATATTCTCACATTATTTTACCTCCTTTCTCGCTTGATTGGTTCTGCTATAATTCCAAGAAAATGATAATAAACCTTTTAATACAATTCATTCTACAACTCCTTTCTGCGGTTTTTTCCATTTTCCCCGAAGTTTCTATAAGCAGTATTCCATTTGCCGGAGAAAATATAGCTGAAATACTATCGGATATGGTTATAACTTGGAATACTTTTATAATCACATTCCCTTATGCAGAAGTTGCTTGGAATATGCTTTTGTGGATTATACTCCCGTTTGAAGCTCTGATGTCCTTAGGAAAATTCTTCTTTGGAGCAAGATTACCGGAAAACAAGATAAATTAGGCCTTTACGGCCTTAATCTCGTGTCTACACACCTAATAAAATGACAGAAATAGGGAAAAAAGTACTAAAAGACGACCTTATAAACATATTTGAAGCAAACGAAGGAAGCATTAATATGTATTATGGTCTTATAGGACACGGAAAAACATACTCGGCCACTGCTGATATATTAGACCTTTTGGCTCAGGGAAAGGTAGTATATGCTAATTGGAAAATCGTTGTAGACGATTTTGACGACAGAGAAAGCTTTTGGATTACCCTATACAATACCTTATTCTTTAAAAAAAGATTTTATAGAATACCCTGTGCACAAAATCTCCACTTTTTTGACCCCGAAAATTTTGAAAGCACTGCGGAACTCGTAGAGTGGCTATCAGGGCTCAACGACTGTCATATCTTTTTTGACGAAGGACAAGATATGTTTGATAGCTATGAGGGGACAAAATTTTCAAAATCAAAAAGACGTTTAATTCTACATACAAGACATTACCACAGGACATTAAACATAATCTCTCAGAGGCCTACGGCAATACAAGTATCAGCAAGAGGAAACGTCAACCGTTTCTATAAGTGTGTAAAAATCTCCAGCGGAATTCTCGGGCTACCACCAAGATTTGCAAGATATGAGTTCCAAGAAATGACAGGCGAAACAGTTGACGAGAACAAGGAGCCCATAAGCGTCAAAAAATACTGGGGCTCACAGAGGGTTTTTGGTGCATACAATACAGACTATCTAGCAGAAGGGATACCAAAATCCCAAGAGGTATTTTTCGAAGCTTATGACTTGACAGTAGGACAAAAAATCAAGTTATTGTTTAACTTTCTTAGAGGGAAATAAAGTTATCCACAGGTTATCCACATTGATTTTTTCCAAAAAAACACTAAAATAAGGAGCATCTTTTCTAAAAAAAACGCGGTCGTCCCAAACGACCTTAGCGTTTTTTTTGAAAGGAAAGAGCGACTATATTTTAGTTGGGAATGTTAAAAAAAGACAAAAAAAACGAAAAAAGAGGGAAATGTCCAATTTGTTCCTCAAAAACTACCGCCAAAAATCCGCTTGTCGTGTACCACATACGTTATAACCCTCCCCTCGTGATATTGGCCTGCAAATTCTGTAATTTTACTGAATATGCACTCCGGAATAATTATCCACTTCCGAGATGTGCAATTCAAATAAATAGGTATAAAATAGATAGTATCCCAAGAGCAAAAAAAGTCATTTTATATCATAATAAATTTGGATTAAAAATATGACACATTTAATAAAAAAGACAAGAGTTCCTCTTTTTATAAGCTACTTCGGAAATTACGGAAAAACATTTAGAAGACAAAGACATATTTTTGCTCAAAATAAAGCATTTAATAAAAACCCCCGAAAATTTTGGGCTTAAAAATATGAAAAATGGACTCATTATTTTTATTCTTGCCTTTACTCTTGGTCTATCTCTTAGTGTGGGTTTTAATTCTGTTTTAGGACAGGAAAAAGACCAAAATATCGCAAATGAAACAATAAAAGAAGAATTTAAATTAAACACCATAGACGGAAAACAAAAAGATTATACAATAGAAGAATTGCAGTTATTAGAACTCAGAAAAATAAGCGAAAGACTTGCAAACATTCAAAATCTACTATTATGGGAAAAATAGCTATATTATTTTTTTTCCTTTCCCCAACAATTACATTCGCGTTAAATTGTGTTGATGTTTCAAATGCTGGAACAACAGCAGTAAACGGAACATATGAAGACACAGAACTAACACAGTATACAGAACCAATTTATTACTCAGGTACTTACTACATATATAGAAGATCAGACGCTTGGGGGATAGACAATGATTATAATTGTGATATTGGGTGCAGTACTATTGAGTATTACTCATTATCATCAGGAACAAACGACCCACCGGGAGGAACAAATTGGACAGAATCAGGAGTAGATGGAGAAGTACCGGCACCAGATTTATCAAATATATACACTTGCACTGAAGAAGAAACAGGCACAAGTACACCAACAACAGCCACGACCACAATGGACGTAATGGCACTAGGGAGTATCGTGCTTGGTCTTGGTATAATAGCAACAATGATGTTTATAGGTCTTGTGGGGTATATTTTTAATAGAATAAGCAGTAAAAAACCGTGGAAATACTAAAATGACAGCAATTTTAATTTATTATTTTATATACATAACGTTCGCAATAACCTTCACTTTAATTTTATATAAATTTTTTGATATGATTTTAGATTGGTTTGGAGAAATGAATAGACATAGCAAATTAAAAAGAAAATGATTTCCACAAGCACAATAATAATATCCCAAGACGCACTCATAATGTTTATTTTTGCACCACTGATTGCACTGTTCATTTTTATAGTATTTAAAATGTTTGAGCATTTTAAATTCTGGTGAGTCTTA